CCTTCCCTTGACAATAAGTACTGTCCAAAAAGTGCTGGATCAACAATATTATTTATCTGTAAAGTCCTAGCAATTGATTGATTCTCAACTAGACCTCCGGTATCAAAAAAATGGCTCGGCGAAACTGGAGAAAATCCTTTTCCATAATTTTGTAGTACTTCTCGCGGTATTGCCCTTTGTCTAATAGCCTCCATAATGCCAGTTCCGTAATATTTTACAGCAGGAACTGGTTGCATGAATTCGTCTTTTGTCGCATAAATTGGAATTTTATCCCTACCAGATTTCCCGTGCACTTGTCCACCTTCATATAATCCTGCAATAATTTCACCCCATATTTTTCCTTCCTGCATCGCACCCTGAATCGCAATTAAACCAGCAGAAAGGGCACCATAAATCCCCTGTTGTTCAAACGCTTTCATAAATGCAACAGCAGTACTAATACGGACGTGCGCAAGTGCCGATTGCTTTTCTAAAAGAAAAAATGCTTTTGTAATACCCTTTGACTTTTCAACTGTAGCTTTTTTTAATTCTAATTCGTTTTCGTAAAGTGCTTTGTTTATTTCTTCTTCGGACGCACCTTTTGCTTTCAGTAAAGAAATTTCTTGTTCTTGTTCAATTTTTAGATCATTAAGTTTATTTTCATTGTAAGTTTTGATCATAGTGCTCCAGTCAGAGAGCACTGTTGATAAAGAACCCGTCAATTTTGAAATCTCATCAAGATTATCGATAACTTGTTGCTTTTCCAATTCTCCTAATAAACGAGAACGTTCCATTGATTGTAAATCTCTAAGTTTGTCAAGTTGTTCCTGTTTATTCTTTAAACCTTTAATTTCTTCAAGCTGCTTTTTTTCAGCTTCGTGTTTTTCATTTAAAGCAGCAATTTCTTTGGCATATTTATTTAAATTTTCATTCGATAATCTTGTTTCAACTTCACTGATTATTTCAGCAGCTCTTTTTTTGTTTTCATATAATTTTTTTACTTCCTCATTTTCTTCATTTGTTAATTGTAATAATTCGCGTTTAAGCTGAATCTCTTTTACGGTTAAATCACTAATCAAATCTTTCCTCTTTTTATCATCCGTTTCATATTTTATAACAGTTTTTAAAACGTTAATTTCTTCATTATAACCTTCCTGAACTATTTTTCTTTTTGTGTCAAAATATTCGCGAAGATTTATTAAACCATTATCATATTTTTGATCTAGTTCATCTAATTGTAAAGCAAGCTGCTCTTTGAGGACTTTCAATTTTGCAATAAGAGCATCTAAATCAGGCAAAACAGGTGTTTTAGGAGTAATAACGTTTTCTTTAGTTTTCTTTTTAACATCATCTAAACTGGTTGAATATTCTGTTAGCGCTTTCGTAACAATTTCAAATTGTAATTTTAGCTGTTTTGATTCTTCCTGAAATTTTAAAAGTCCGAAACCTGTATTTTCCTTGTCTCCAATATCTTCCAAATCTTTTATTTTTTTATTTACCGATTCAATTTGTTTTAATAATTCTAAACGTTTATTGAATAAAGTGTTTGCTGCTTCTTGTCTATTTTCAATTTTCGGCAGAACATCATTAATCCAATTAAGTGTTCTAATTGTTTCAGGAGCCATACCCCGTGAAAATGCACCAAGTATTTTTAGTTCCTCTGTAAATCCTCTAATAATTTTTAATACAGCAGGTGCGGCAAAATTGGCGATTGAAATTTTTAAATCGTTAAAAGCGTTACCTAACTGTTTAACTTGATTAATCGGAGAGTTTTCCATTATTTTAAATGCCGCTTGCATTGCGCCGGTTGATTTACCCATATCATTAAGTATATCAGTAAGATCACCAAAATTTTGCACTAGTGTTAATATACCAGTTCGTGCTCTTACGTCGGGTATCAAATCACGTAAAAGTTTTGGATCTTTGATTACCGATGATCTACTCAATTGTTCAAGTGTAGGTATCCAGCCATTCCACGTTATACCTAACTGTTTCATTACTTTTTCCGCTTGTTCGGACGGGGCGGTCAAAGCGGTAATTCCTCCTTTTAAGTATGTCGCTGCTTCACTAGCTGCAATTTTATTTTTTGTCATCAGGGCTATCGAAGCAGCAATATCAATAAATTCAATATTTGCTGCTCTTGCATTTGGTAAAACAGTTCCAATTGTGTTTGACAATTCTGGAAATGTTACAATGCCTTTTTCGACAGTTTTGAAAAGTAAATCGTAAACTCTTTCCAGTTCGTCAATATTTTTCCCGTAGGCATTTATTACACCTATACCGGCATTTAATGCTGTTTTTGTATCGGTAACTCCGGCAACAGCAGCTTTTGCAGATAATCCTAAAACATTAATAGATTTACTTGCATCCACACCAGCAGAAACAACATCATATAACGCAGCAGAAAGTTCCTTTGTGTTTTGTGGTAATTGTGCAGATAAATTTCTTACTTCATTAGTCAAACTACTCAAACTCTCATTTGACAATTTTGTAATAGTATTTACTTCAAGCATTTTATGCGTTAAATCAGCAAAAGGTGCGGCGAGACTTCTTATAGTCAAAACGGCTCCTGTTACAGCAGCAGTGTAAACAATCCAATGTTTTTTAAGCTCATTCAAGGAAAAACCATGATGATCAGAAAATGTTTTTAAATGCCCTTTCCCTTCACCTAGTTTTTTCTGTAAATCAGAAATATCGGCTTTCAGTGATATTACTAATTGAGCGAGTTCTTCGTATTCGGCCATTAAAACACACCCTTACTTAATCTCTTGAGAGTTTGATAATCGACTTGTTTAATACTTTCTTTGTTGTTATTATAACTATTAATAAATTCATTAAAATCTTTCTGTTCACCGTGTTGAATCAGACGTAAAATTTGATACTGTGCTTTCTCCTTTTCTAAACAATCGAGGTAAAAATTTTCTATATCTTTGATTGAATACTCTTTATAAATTGTTTTAAAATCATGCCCATTTTGAATAAGTTTATTGATAAGCCCTATCCATTTACCAGTACTCGATTCATTTCTTTGAGCATTTCCACGATAGGGCTTAATAAGTTTTTTAAATACCCTATATTTTGTTTAAATATGATTGCGGTAATGGTCATTGATTTATCAAGTGTAAATTGTTTTATCACCTCTTCTTTCTCACCTATCGTAATACTAATAATTTTTGATAGATACGGAAGTCATTTTAAGTACAATAATGGTTCAGTGAAAATTGAAGCCATCTTGATATTATTACCACGTAAAGACAAAAAAAACTTTTCGAAAACTGGAGATAGTTCCTCCAGTTTTTCCAGTGTCCACGGTTTTATTTCATAATTTTCATACTTTATTGTATCTAACATATATTCTCCTATGATTGTGTCATTGTTGGATTAGAGAGTTCAATTACTCTGAAATATGGGCATGTTATTTTTGTCGCGTCTTGTAAAATTTCTCCTTCCATTTCTAAGGTATTCCATTCAGTTGAAATAAAATTCATATCACCTGTCATTGTCAATTTACATTTCCAAATCTCAACTTCATAATTATTTCCCACATCGTTATTTCCGATATAGCGCAAAAATCCCTCAACTTGTGCATTTACAGCAGCGTTGACAACATCATAGGCAATATCTGCATAAACATAATCAACGAGAATATTTTGATTATCAGCTATAAAACCTCCTTGTACTATATAAATTCGTCCGGTTAGGTGATCAATAGTATAATCAACACCAGAAGTATATGCAATAGTACCCGCGGCATTTGTAACGTGTGTTGAACCAGGAATTATATTTCGAAATGCAAGTTTTTTATATCTGCCAACTTTTGCAACAATCGAATCATTTACTTGATGTCCATCTGTTTGTGATAATGTATCATGCACATCATTTCCTAAAAATGAAAGTGCTATATTATCAAGACTCGGTTCATCTAGCGTGAATTTACACATAGGCGAAACAAGAGTATTTACAGATGCGTCTTTATAGCGAATCCCTTGCATGCTGCTATAATGTTCAAGTTGTTCTTTTGTAATATTCAATGAAAAATTTGGTGCATTCCCTAAATGTCGTTCACCTAAATTTACATCAGCATCACTGAATCGGGCGAAATATAGATTGCCTTTTCCGATCATGTAATTTTCTGTGCTTGGACTTCGTGCCATAATAAAACCTCCAGATTAATTTTTTTGAAATGGTTTTCCGTATTTATGTAAAACTGTTAATTGATAACGATTGACAAACAGACCTAATGATTCATCTATAATTTTCTCAAACGACGGCAGACGTTTATACTTTTCTATTAATCCATGTAAAATACCTCCAGTACCAAGAGAATGAATAAACGTTTCATGTAATTCTTCTTCGTAATTTAATCCTGTATACAATAATTCCTGTTCGTTAAAGTTTTTAATGTCTAACCATAACGATATTGTTAATGTATATTCGTTCACTTCACTTAAATTTCTTGCTTCGATATTTTCACATTCAAATAAAATAACTACTAACGGATAAACAACGGTATCTCTGGCAATAGGATAAATTGGACACGATTTGACCTCATTGATAAAATCAATAGTATTATGGAGTAAATCAAGTTTTTTTATCATTTCTACTTTTATGCTATCTGCCATTTTTCAGCGACTTTCTATAAATTTTTATAACTGATTCTCTAAATAAATTTTTTGCGTGTCGTAAAATCACATCAGAGTGTACACGTTTTGGCACTCTGACTTTTCTCGCTAATAAGAATAAAGGTAGAAGTTTACTTTTTAGATCTCCTTTTATACCTCTCTGTTTTCCATAAATAACAGCAAAAACATTTCCTTGTTTTTTAGTTTTAATAATAACAGTATCACCGAAAACGCTTTCATCTGTTGCTTTACCTTTCAGAACACCAGCAGCAGTCATTGCAGCTTCTAAAGGAATTGTTAAAAATTTTTTATTTTTTGGAACAATCGTTTCATATTCACCTTTTTTTCCAAAATGCGTTTTGATGTATCTTCTGTCAAATGATACACCACCGATTATATTATTATCAACTATTTTTACTGTTATTGGTTTAGTACCCCGTCTTAAAACACCTGATCGTGCTCTCAATTTATTATCTGTAGTACCACCAGTTAAAAATTTAGTCCTGATATCGCTAGCCAATATAAATGAGGTTGCATTAATTACCTGCCTGAGCGCACCTTGAGTTTTTATAGGCAATTTGTCAATTTCTATTATTACTTTTTTAATATCACTCATAATCGTAACCAAAAATATCTTGTTGTGTAAGGGCATCAGAATTATGCTCATATATGTAAATCAAATTATTTAATTTTAATTCCTCTGCCTCCTCTAATGTTACATATTCTGATGTATTATTGTTTTTATACATAATGTACACTAAATCACTCATAGGTTTATCCTGCTGTAAAAATTCAAAACTTCCGAAACATCCTTTAACCATCGTCCAGATCGACTTTTCTGTAATGAACCGTCAGGAAATGAAACTGATTCTAAACCGTGATCCTTTCTTCTTTTAAATTCATATGCAATCTGTAAACACAATTTACGTTCAATATTTCTCGTAAGTTCACTTGCATTCGTTATATCATCATTGTCCATATATTCGATAGCGTCATAAACAATATCATCGATCAATTGTTGAATGGCAGTATCAAATTCACTCGTTGTCAAATCAAGATATAGTTTACTTTTCAATAATGCAACAGTAATACTCATATTCTACTCGCAATCATTTTAAGTAATTCGTTTGCCCTGTTTTTATACGTATGTTCGGATTTTACATGAAGATAACCAGCTTGTGCACTATCTAATCTAATTTTCTCGTTATTTAACAAAAATTTTATTTTATCTATGCAATCATTTGTTGTGTTATAAGTAAATAAATGTTTATTGATTGTAAATAAATCGTCTATCCTGTTAGTTTGATTTGTCAACAAACAAGTTTTACATCCCAAAGTTTCAAACGTTCGATAGTTTAAATCAATACTATAATTTTTATTCCAGTGTATTTTATATGAATTAATTGCTTTTACCATTTCATCACCAATTATAAAAATATCACGTTTACATTTAACATATCTATCTATTGTATCTAGCCATTTTTTTCGGTCTTTGATTAAATTACCGCAAAAACCAACATCAAATTGTTTTTTTACATTAGGTAAAAAATCTATCAGTGTATCGTCATAACAATTCGGAAACCAGATATTATTTTTACAAACTGGTTTAAATTTATTTACATAATATGCCGTTGAATGCAAAACAATATTAAATTTATGTTTTTTACAGAATGCAAATTGTCTCGCGAATGTACAATGAGCATCGATACACCAGAATATTTTTAAACAATTAAATTTTGACAAATCGGGTATCCAGTTTTCTCTATCGTAATTTTCCAGTACAAAAATAACATCTGGTTTTAATGCACTTAAAAATGTTGTAGTAAATCCCTGACCCCATATATAATAATTATGTTCAGGAGCAATGATTTTAAATGCACGTTCAAAACAAAGAATCTCCCTGAAATTCTCGTTTTTTAAATGCTTACCTTTTGCTTGTATAAGAACAATATTCATAATCTAAATACTCACAGACTTTATTTATCTTTTGTAAATTTTCATAAACTGGAAGGAGATGATGAGCTTCAATATATTTACCACATTTTAATTTATTCTCATCCAGTTTATGCATTTTTGTAATTGAATCTACACCAGGTATAAACGTTTTATCAATATGTTGTAACGATACTTTATTCTTCAATGCCATGTAACGAATTAATGACTCATCTGAAAATCCGTCGAATGAATTTAAAACACTTTCTTTTTTATCTATAGGTTTTTCAATATTAAACCATTGTGCTAAAAATTTATCGAATGACATACCTGCACCAAAAAGTTTTTTGAACATAAACGATTTTCCGGTCATATAAGCAATTGGAAATTTTCCATTTCTATAAACGTTTCCACCGATTCCAAGAATTGCGGTCTCTTTCCAGTTTTTCAATTTGCTGATATAATAATTCGCATTCAATGGTATTAAATCTATGTCGTTAAGCATACAAATTTCATCATTTTCTAACTGTGTTGCTAAATGAAAACGCACCATTTTTGCCTGAATTCTAAAATTTACTTTTGGTAGCGTGTTGTAATATATTTTAAGTGTGTCACAATAATCTTCGAACAATAACTTCATATTTTCAATATACTTATTGTATATAAAATAATTATTGTATATAAAAGGATCATTCGTTATAATTCCTAAATGTAATTTAATGTTAGGAAATAATTTTTTCCATGCAAAACAAGTGATAGGGGCAATATCCAAATAATAATTATCGCTAGCACTTAGTATGATATTCATTCATTAATCCCATACGGAAATTTATATGTATTGTACAGTTCATTTTCATTTACGTTTTTAAAATGGTTTATAACTATATTGTTACAACTAATTAACGAAGTCCAAGGTCGTTGATCTGCGGCATCCTTCCTAAAATTTTTATACTTGATAGGAAATTTCATAAAACGGATTATTTTAAAAATTTCAGGCAGATTAACTTTATTCATGAAGTGTAACTGTGAATCATGAACAATAATACTATCTGCATGTTTAAATGATTCATTAATTAAATCTGCTCTAAGTAATTCCGCAGTATCAATAAAAATTAAGCCGTATTTAAACTGCATCTTTTTTAAATAATTTAAAGGCGATTCGATTAATTTTAATTTCCAATCCGAGTATTGACAAAATCTCATTTTTATAAGATCACGCCATTCACGACACGTTTCAATGCTGGTAACGTTATCACAGTTTTTCAAAAATACATCAGTACTAAATAATCCTGTTCCAAATTCTAAAATACGTAACGGTTTAAATAATTTTAAAAACTCAATTATGATTGCCATATGACTAGAACACGTTTGATTAAAATTAAGCATATTTACTCTTCGACTTTACCTATAACACAGGTCATAGGCCAAAAATGTATAAAATGAAATGTTCCTGAACGTTTGTCAATTTGCTCAATAATGCTCAAAAATATTTTATCCATTATTGTACGATCATTCTTAAAAATTATTTTTTTGTTGAGTAAATCCATATTCGGCCAACGTCCATTTTTTATATCTTTACCCAAATCCTTTGTATAACTGTTTGCTAAATCCTCTATAATGTAAATACCATTTGGTTTTACATATTTCCATAAAAAATTAAATGATTTAATTGTCAATTCGTTAATATGGCTACAATCATCAATAATCACATCAAATAAACCGTTCTCCGAAACTATTTTATTTAACAATTTTTCATTTGATTGTTCACCTATGTAAATTTTAAATGGAAGTTTTGCACAACTTGGAGAAATATCTAAACCACATAAATGAGCATTTTTAAAATATTCTTTCCACGTTGCGAATGATGAACCATTCAGGACACCCATTTCAAATACATTCGGATTTTTTCCTATTAAATGTCTGAGGTAAATATCATAAATATGTAAATATGTAATACCCTTAAAACGATGACTTGCTTTATCCGTTTTAAATTTTTTTCCTATTTCTTGTAAAGTATTTTGTATATAATTAAACATTTCGCGGTATCCCTTTGGCACTATAAATTTGTCCAATAAAACCATTATTAGGTAATTTATATTTTAAATTTTTACTAGTATGAATCAAACATTTTTCTTTAATTAACGGATATATTTCTTCCTTTAAAAAAAGTTGATCACCGTAAAGGTGTTTACCAATTTTATTTGAAATTTTTTTATTTTCATACTTTTCGATAACTTCATCGAGGAGATCAGCAAAATTCCGTATCGTTTCATATTTCATTCCCCACATACCCCCCATAATAGGTGCGGTATGATTTTTGTGGTCTTTAATGATATGAACTTCTTTACCAGATTTTAACCATTCTTTTACGGCATAATATTCCCGTAAATTTAATCTACTATCACAGTCTCTAATAATACAATATGTAAAAAAACTATCACACAGAGCATACAATCTCCAAAACATACCGCTTAGTAGTGATCTATTAATTATTTTTACTATCACATCATTTTTTTCTAGTCTATTAATAGTGTTCTTATTTTGATTTTTATCAACATACATGATGCATTTCCATGCAGGATATATTTTTTTATATAATGCAGAATTTGCTATTGCTCCATTTACATAAATCGGATTTAATCCATAAAGACTAAAACTTATTGCACACTGCATTTTTTAGATTCCTCTGTACAATTGGTAAAATTGAATTAACATAATTATCTACAAGAATATATGCTGCCTTAAAATTCATTTTAACTTTGTCAAGATTTTTAGAAGTCGCATCCTTTTCTCCAGTTTTAGTATAATGCGCATGTTGAATAAGTATATCGTCTAGATAGTGTAAAGTATTCGTTTTTTGACCTAATTTGAACCATACCGTATCAATAAAGTATGCTCTAAAAATTTCGCACATAAACGGTTTCGTTGTTATATTCACAAATTTTCTCGTTGTAAAGATATTTACACACATTCTATTTTTTAAATTTCCGTCATTACAATAAAAAACACCTATACCGTTATACTTGTTTACTTTATCAATGATTTTTAAATCGGAATCTTTGGTATTAAAAACCATATCATCACCAAGCATGCTTACTATGTAGTTATCATTTTTAAATGTTGTTTGATTATATAATTTATTGTAAAAACTCCCAAGATGTGGAACATTTATATCCTTATTAATTAGTATACATCGTTGTAAATCTTTCAGACCGCGTATATAATCGATTGTTGATTGATCATTATAGTTTACTAAAAAAGAAAACACAATATTATCTAAACTGGAAGCAGTTTTCATAATTGATTCAACAAATCTTGGTAATTTTCCATTACCGACTCTATTGTACGTCGGTAACATAATATTAATTTTATTATAAATCATAATTTAAACTTCATGATACCTTTTTGTAAATATGGTCTTGTTATAAAACCTCCCCATCCATCGAATAATGAACCAATATCAAGTGCGGCATTTCCTCTAATTTTTGCTAAATCACAATATATTTTTCCCAGACCTCCTGCTCCTACAAGAAATAAAGTATCTCGATATTTATCTATTTTGCTTCTAATATTGTGAAATAAATCAGGGTAGTGAACACAATTTTTATTTCTAACTATTTCATCAATTGTATTCGAATATTTAAGGTAAATAAAACTTTCCGGTGGAATTAGGATTTGTTCAACGTTTTCAACGTTAAAAAATTCGGAAAATTTTTCCTTTACATTCCTTGATGTTACCAAAATTATTTTATCATAAAGACAAATCAGTTCTTTTATCAATCCTTGTGCATGAAAGTATGGTAATATGTTAAAATCAAATATCATTTTATCTGTAGCTATTATACTGTTTTTTCGACAAAATCCCTCAATATTTCTAAATTTTAAATAGCGTAACTGATAAAACGACGGCATACCGATAAAATCTGCATGCTGATACGCCCTAAAAATTTGGTTTGATAAACTCAAAATATGTTTACTGTATTCAGGAAGTTTTGTTACATTAAACCAACGATTGAAACGTTCTGTTCGTTTTTTCTTATTTGACAAAATAGTATACTCACTATCACCAAGCCTCAATAAAGAGAAATGTTTTTTCTCTTTTGCAAATTTTAACAGAGTAAATTTTAATGTACTAAAATTTGAATAAATCATATAACTCCAAAATTAAACAATCAGTATACAGAGAAGTTTCACCACACATTTTAAAAACATGAAATTTTACTTTAAAAAATTTATTATTGTACTTTTCAGGTATTTTATCCCTTTCACTACAAGATTTTAGAAATAAAATATCGCCATTGTGTATATTACGAACATTTGAGATATTAATATTAAAAAATTCATAATCATTATTAGAATATACTGCAATTTTCATAATTTATAAACTTCAATTTCTTTTCTCAAATGAGAACGAGTACCAAGTCCAGCCCATCCATCAAAAATTGAACCAATATCAAGAACAATTCCTCCTAGATTTTTAATTGCTGAACAATATATTTTTCCTAAACCTCCTGCTCCTACTAAAAACAATTTTTTATATGGTTCAATTTTATTAATCCATGAACCAAAAGCCTTGAAACGATTTGGATAATGAGGCTCATTGGTCAATACTTCCCCCATAAAAGGGACATTTTGTGGTGGTAATTCAAAAACAACTACATTTTTTTTATAAATTTCTTCAAGTTTACCTCTAACATTTCTGCATGTTATACAATAAATCTCGTCAAAGTAACTAATAATTTCACCGAATAAATGTCTCTTTTGTAATTCTAAAACACAATCCATACAACAAATTTTTTGATCATTTGTCAATAAATTATATTTATTTACAAATGTTAATACATTTCTCCAATCCTTGTTTATTAATAAATGTCTTTTGCATGGAATACCTAAAATATCACAATTTTTTACCGAATCACGAATTTTTATTGCAAATTCTTTCATATTAATATTAGTATTTCCTAACCATTTATCCCACCGTTGTTTTGTCCTAATCTCATTTGTAAATTCAGGATAACCTATAACAATCCCGTCACCGTCACCAAAACGGATATGAGAAAATGGAATTTTATTCTTGATATGTGTCATAAGATCTTCATAAAAATGGTCAAAACTATACGATATCATTTAGTAACCTCCGTAATTTGCTCATAACTAAATTAGATTCCATTTTGCACATACAATCGTGATGAGTACATTCACTAAAACCAGGCATTCCTTGGCATGGTTGACATTCTAAATTTAATTTAAGTATATCCGATTTTTTACTTTTAGGAGCATTTTTAGAAACTAGTGAACCTCCGAATAAAACAAGCATAGGCACATCGAGTGCATCGGCAATATGCATATTACCAGAATCAGTTGTAATCAAAAAATCTAATTCAGATATTAATTGTGCATTGTCCAAATATCCTAATTTATTTACAAAATCAAAATCAGCATCAACGTCTTCAAGTTCATTAAGATAACCAATTTTTACTGTTTTTACATTAGGATAATAATTTTTTATAGAATCATTTAGCTGTTTAAAGTATGGGTATTGCTTCGCTCCCTTCATTCTATAATCAAAAGTGCCATCACATAAACCTATGTATTTAAAATCGTTCTCTTTCTGCAAAATTTTGTTTGCGGAAACTGGAGAGAATTGTTTAGGTATTTCACCTCTATAACCATAATTAAACGTATGAAGCATGTACCATATAATCTCATGTAATTTGCTTTCTCTCCAGTTAGGTACATCAAGTTTTATTATTCTCTTTTGTCTAAATTTTTGTAATGCATCTGAATTTTCGGCATGTCCTGTGTAGAACCATATGTTATAATTGTTAATAATATCCTGTTTTGGATAATTTATTATATTATTAACAAATGGACAATTTTTGAAATATTCATCGTACATTGATCGTCTTTGATCGTTCCATTCCGAATCTAAACATATGTCAACTTTTTTTGATTCATCAATACTAGCCATTGCCTGAATTGCAGGACTAAACATAATCATGTTTCCAATGCCATGTTTAAAATAAATTATAGTTTTTGACATAATTTTGACGGAACTTCAACAATAAATGTAAAACGAGAATCATTTTTACTTTTCTTTACATTAAAATTAGTTGAAATATCTACTGAAATAGAATTAAATAATTCCCCTTCTTTTAAAATTTGACATTCAGTATTTTTTTCAATTTGTATGCAAGCTGATGGTTTTACCCATGTACTACCATACACAGCACCAAATTTAGTATCAAGTACAATCTGCACCGAATCGATTAATTTACATTTCATTATTTACTCCATTCGAAAATGTATTATTAATTGAATCCCTGAAATATCCGTGATATACATATAAATCAGACATAACGATTAATTTAAATCCTGCGTTTTTTAAATCCGAAAAATAGGTATTGTCAACAGTAAAAAAACCTTCCTCGTTAAATCCGCCGACAGTTTGCCATGCTTTTCTACTGGTAAGAATAAAAAAACCTGAAAATTGACCTCCCGCAATGTTTGTGTAATCAAGAAGTTTTCCATTATTTTTATAATATAGTTCTTTTGCGTATTGTCTATGATAAAGAATATCATTGTTATTTTCGTCGATATTTGGTGCTCGTTGAAATTTACATTTAATGCGGTTCGTATAACACGTTATCCAACCGGCATCAGAACCACATTTATTAATTGCATTGACACAAATATCATACCAGAATGGGTTCAAAGCAAGATAAACATCATGATCAATTAGTAAAATCCATTCATATTTACATTCATTCATAATTTTGTTATAGCAATACCCTATTTTTTTATTAGGATAATAAGGTATGAATGATTGAAAAAAAATATTTTCTTTTTCAATTTTTTCATTTGTAAATTTAAATTTGTGATCATTTTTATTTACAATTTCCTTGATTTTAACTATTTTTTTCCTTTCCAAATCCTTTGCTTTACGTAAAGTTGTTCTGAATTCATTACCTGGTTGTTTCTCCTTCCATTGCGGGTCAATGATTTCACATACAGCTATAATCTCATTTTGTGGTGACATTTTTCAGCGATTCCTTTATTTCGTGGATATTTATTTTTACCCAATCAATATCTGTTTTCAGTCCCGTTAGTTGATTACTATAAATGTTGACCTTATCCTGTATTAAATTTAATGTTTGTTCATAAAATCTGTTTTCGACAAAAAATTTTGCAGTTATTATTTTGCAAATAACATCTTTAAGAATTAACATAACAAAAGCAAACATTCCGATCAAAATCGCATCAACTAATGAGTACTGCATTGTTCAACATACCTCCAAAAATCGTATAATGATTGTTTTAAATTATATGTTTTCCAGTGCGAATGTCCAACATTTTCATTCACTATTGGTTTACATCCACATAGTATTGATTCAAAATAAATTCTCTCTCCCGCCCAATTATTAACAGGTAAATGTAACATATATTCGCATTTATTATACCAATTTGTCATTTCAATTGATGATTGATTTGTTAAAAATTGCACATTACCGTTTACATTTAATGTATTATCACCAATTATAAAATATTTTTTATCCTGATTATTCTGTACAAACTCGCTTATATTGCAACCGCACTTCCTGAAACTGGGAACGAAAACTGAATCTTGTTCACGTTTAATACTATCATTAATTTTATAAAAATGTGTATCAATTGCCAAAGGTAAACATAGAGAATAATTTTTAATGTGATTTCCGATTGAATGTAATGCTAAATCTAAATGTAATGGTGAAATAAACACGTTTAATTGTGCTAATGTAAACAATTGTAACGATAAATTTATCCTTTTAAATTCTCGTAAATCGTGATCATATTTTATATATGGAATTCTTTTTTCGTAAATACACATATTTATAAAATTCATCTGCTCGAAATTAAATTCGAATATATTATTGATTACTATTAAATGAGCATTAATAAGGATATTTTTATTGAAATTAGATGGCGTCACACCTACTATATCAAAACCAAGTTCGTGACCTATTGAAACAAGAAAATTATTTGACTGCTCTGCTCCACCATTTTTCGAGTAGTCTTGAATCCATGCAATTTTTATTTGTAAATTATTGTTAAAACGTTCTCTGTTTAAATAATTATTATTAATATTTTTTACAATCGGTTTTACGCTAGTTGATAAAGGAGATAAAATTTTTATCTTACCTATATCACGTAAACGAATAGCTTTTTGCTCTTCGAGGTAAAATTCACTTCGAAAATTAGTTGTTATATCTGGTGAAATACCTATGCACTTCACTTTACCCATAAGAAGAGTAGAGTAGAGTAGATTTATACTCTACTCATATCCTTTCTTTTAGAAATTTAACTAGAAACACCACCGAGATACGTAAACGCTTCTGGCACAGCAGCACGACCGTCATACCGTGTAACGAACCTCACTGAACTTTCATCGTATACAAAACGTGGTGCATTGCTAACATCAATTGCCATTTCTTGACGCATAGTAACGAGATACCATCCTAAATCGCATAAAATTAAGTCACCAGTTAGACCTGTTTGAGCACAATTTCTTGTATAGTAAACTGGATAATTTAACAACTGTGGAATTCTCGTCGGACTCTGAGAAAATGTATCGTAACGATCATAGAAAATTGGTCTATTGTTATTGTCAACTAATGAAACTAGTTGAATCGCAGAAGCTTTTCGAGTTAGCCACGACAAATCACTAAAATTTTCATCAATATAAGCATCCATATTAAAAATATCACGATAAGAAATTTGTCCTGCATTTTGCCTCGGTGTTGCTGTAATAAACGGATCCTGCGTAATTCCGACACATGGAACATTAGCATTTAAAATTCCAGAAATTATTCGTCCCTCCATATCAAATTGAAATGCTCTTGACACTAAAGTAACAAGATAATTAATAATATTTATGGCGGAATCTTCGATTAATTCATCTGTTATATGAATAAGAGCAATACGTTTTTTAGCTGTAAATGTCAATTGCTCAAATGTCGGATGTGAAGAAGTTTTTTCGCCTCCTTCGCCTGGTGAATATATAACTACTCCACCGAAGTATTGTCCGGCAGCTTGGTTTAGTCGTGGTATATTTAAAATTTGTCTGTTCATTGGCATGCGCCACGCCTGGGACAAAATCCTCGATTGCGCGATTGCAAATTCAATAACAACAGTATAAAACTCAATAGGTACTAGAGCACCACCATGCGTCAATAATCCCTCCTCAAGACCTGCTTGTTTTTGCATCAAATCACCGAGATTAATTCCAGCTTTATAGTATTTTTCGCTGCATCGGCTATTGTAATCTTTTACATTAAATCCTGATTGTTGTGCATTCAGTAAATTTCCCTTTTGTTTCATCAAATACGCAAATTGTTCCATTTCTTTTGATAAACGTTTAAAAGGAGTTCCCATACTTGAGAGCTCTTTTGCCATTATCTCGGATGTACGTTTATAACTATCTGATTTGTAATTATATGATTTGTTAAAACATGCAGTATCAATTATTGAACAATCACCATCATTACCTGAAATAGATTGTAGTTCGTTTCCATCACCATGAGGGAAAACACTTTTTCTTCCGAAATCATTAATTTCCCTTTTTAACTGAATTATTTCTTCTTTTGTTGACTCCTGTACAATATTTTTAATCATTTCTGTCAAACTATTAATGTCAAATTTTAATACTTTTTGTTCATCCATAAAATCTCCTTTACAGTTTACCAGTTATTTTTTTAAATTCTTCTTTTATATTATCACGTACCGAATCTTTTAGTATTCTGACCAGATCAGCAGGCAGTTCAGTAACTGGTTGCTCATTTTCCTCAAGAATTAGAACGGTATTATCAACTGATGTAGTATCATTACACGAGTCAATAGTATGTTTATTTTTAAATAGATTCAGATTTTCAGGATCTCCATTCAAGTCAAGTACAAACGGAGTAATTAAATTTACAAATTCATCAATAATTCCTAGAACGGTTTTTTTATTGCCATCACTGTTAAATACTTCGCTCATAAAACCATTCCATAACGTTTGTAAAGCGTCGTACGTAATTGTTCTTGCGACACGCTCTCGAAGCGATTTCAGATTATTTTTATGTTCAACCAACTTTATGATATAATCATTATCATGAGATGTAATAGCACCTGATTTTTTATCCAGTTCAATAATACCATTAAATGTGGTTAAAATAAAATTGTTTTCATTCTCAACTTTATTAATGATATCAATATGAGTATCTATTGAGTTTTTTTCTAGTACACCACATAATGAACCATCACTACTAGTACTAATACACAGCATTTCCTTATCTTTTTTCAATCCATATGTCAATAAAACATTTGAGTTTTCAATCAGTTTCTCACTGTCAAAATCTTTAATGACGTCCGCGCCGATATTAGCAGGGACGCCTACTTGAGAATATTCCACAACACTACTTTTTAAAATGTCTAAACCTCCACCAGGGATATTTTCGGCTTCTTTAATCCTGAAACCGAGGGACCAGTAAGGCATAAAACCATTTTTTGCTTTTTCGTAAAGTTTTCGACCTGTATTATCCGGTGGTGTTAAATGTTCGCCGTTATAATATTGCGTTCGCGCAATAATTCCCTTAATTCCTTTATCATTTATTTCTTTTCTTAACTCTAATGGTTTTGCTATTGGTTCAAAGCCAAGAACCGGATCTTTTCCATGCTGCTTAAGAACAACCGGCATACCATCAAATTCCACCCCGTCAACGCGAACGATATCACCATCGCGATCTTTCTGTTCAGCCGTGATAAAATGCTCAATAATAAGCTCTTTATCGTCAAAACTTTTTACTTCTGATTGATAAACTTTTCTTTTTATCAACATTTTTAACTCCTTTTTACATATCCTAAAGTACATCTACAATTTACATTTTCTTTAGCTAAACTACCTCCACCAGGATGCAACATTTTGTCATCCCCAACCTCAAAATATGCATCAATTTCAATCGCATTTTCCTCATTGTAAATAACACCGGCTTGTTGATGTGAATCACGCGCATCCGGTTCATTAACCCAAAATTTGAGCAACAGAGCTTCCAAATCATTTTGTTTAATCACTTGTAAATCTGCAAAATTAACCGCGTCAACGCTTTCAGTACGTGCAATCATCAATGCTCTATGTTTATCGTATGATTCAAATTTTGCTTTTAGTCTATCAGCAATTTCAGTGATTGAAATCCCTTCCTGAAATCCCTCACCTAAAATAATATTAACTTCTTTGTGTGTTACACCTGTTATTTGTTTGGAATATTCCACTAGACGATTACCTAACCATGTTTGCACTACATTTGTATTAGCGGAAAACTCCAAATCGAGTAGACCAGTAATAATCTTTTGCGCTTCCAGTTTTTCTTCTGCTGTTTGCTGTATTATAGTAAAAAAAACTGGTCTCTGTAAATCGATGAGTTTTTTTGTCTCATCAAATATATTAATATTTAAATCATCTAATTTTCCTTTAGCTAAAACTTCTCTTCTCTTAATCCTCGAAAAACCTATAAGATTATCGTACAAATTTAATGATTTTCTCCCTTCCAGTTTCTCCAATAAATTTTTTAACTGATTTTTAAAATGAGCTTGCAAAACTGGAGAGAGTAGTTTTTCTTTTTTCATCAGTGATGCATAAAATTGTTTCCAGATAACATTTTTATCTAGTGCCTTGTTGTAAAGTTTAATAGCGTTATCAGTAGCATCTGATGTTGAACCGTATTGCGTTAAACTAAACGGCATCCAAGGCGATTCACCCCATTCTACCGGTTCGTCGCCTTTTCTTGCTCGAACCTCATTGATAGTATATACTCCCCTACTCAAATATTCACTATCTTCGTGTAAATCCATTTCACGATTATTAAATGTTGGTAATTCAAAATCACAGGTAATTTTTTCATCATAAAGGGGTAAAATGAACGATTCAAAAACTTCCTCTATCAGTAAACATGTTGGCTTGATTCCTTCTTTGTAATATGTTTCGTCCAATGCTTCTGCGTTCGCTCTGTTTACATCAGTAACTATTCCTAGTTTTCCTTTTGAAGTATCAAATGCGGATATTATTTTTTCACTCGCTAATTCAGACATTTCCTTGAACGCTAAATCTTTTGAAGTAAGGGTTAGTTTGCTATCTCTTAAATGTAAACCACTATGTAAAACTAACGGTTTTCCGGTACTGAGAACACCACCAAATTGACCATCAATGTCACTAATTAGAGCATCAACAGCTTCCTTATGTAAACGTGCATCAGTTTCAAATACATTTCCAAAAGTCGCCTTATTTCTTAATAAATTATATTGTTGTTGATCGAGATAAATATCAATATTATATGGATACTCTTGCGTAATTATTTTTGATAATCCCTCGTAGACAGAATCAGGATTCGGATATTTAAAAACGACTATTTCATCTGGTTTAAATGTCACTTGTATATTTCCGTCTCTGTAAATATACCCACCAATTATTTTTTCTCTATCGGGAATAACATTTAACGTTGCTTCTTTTCTTAACGGTAAAGGCCATAATTCTACGGGTGTACCTAAAATTGGGTGTTTGACCACATAAACACCACAATAACCGGCAAGTTCCAATCTAATGACGAGATTTACCCAAAACTCAAAACGTGTCATTATCGGATTAGGTCTTGTCATTAAATCAAGAAATGGATGTTCGAATAATTCTATTTCCTCAACTTTCATTTCCTTTAAATATCGAGTACGCTCATATTTATTTTTATACGTTTGTAAATAACTCTTAAGATGATTACCTTTAATATATTGTTTATTTTGCCTGTATGCTTTTAATTTTAATGGGGTACACGCAACAGTCATAGCTTTTTTATTGATACAGGTAAATACCCATCCTTTGTAATTTGCACATAATGTACTATAGCTTTTATCAAGCGGTGAAATTTCATTTCCAAAATTTGGAAAAATAGTACGTGCACCTGGTTTGCTAACCTCAGTTTTCTTTTTAAATAGATTAAATTTCATGTTATTTTATAAAATGTTTGTTTGTTTTGCCCGATACAATTTAAATATTCCGATAAACTCTGCACCAAAAGTAGACCACTATCAACTTTTGTTTTAATGTAATCCATTAAATCATTGAAATCAGAGGTAGTCCATGTGAGACTATCCGCCACACTGCCCAGCTTGTGTCCAAAAAGAATAAAAACTGCTTTGGTTGAAACCGCATTATCAACAAATAATTTTGCATTTACCAGCGTAAGTGTATTATCAAAACCTCTACACCGTAATGCATAGGGATTTGAAAACGGAGCTCGCTCAAACATGAAACGATCCGTGCTTCGCGCAAAATCACAATATTTTGTAATTGACTCCTCTACTGTCTGAGGATGAATCCCATACGGCCACGCCATGAGACGTGCCGCTTTAAATCTCCTGATTGTCAAATAATAATATCCCTGATAAACATCATTAATAGCATCTGCCAGTGATACTGCACTATAATCAAGATGATTTTGCGTATGACTCGCAATGTCAAATCTACTATTCTGTAAATTATAAAGCATACTTAATGTTAGATAACTGGCGTGATTCGGATTTGATGTAATCCATGAAATTGTCTGAAAACAAGTTCCATGAAATCCCAATGATTTCATTTTTGGGAATCCTAACGTATAAAATTGTTTCCAGAGACCATCCCAAGTCAAAATAATAATACCCTTTTTCAGTTTGTTTGAAGATATTGACAAATGCTGTAACCAGACGTTGACCGTCGTTCCGGCTTTTGATTTAAAAGCTATGCGTATGGTGGTAACATCGGTAAAATCAGGTGTCCCTGTATTTGCATAACATCCATATTCATTCAAATTAAATTTTATTTTTTGCCATCCGATACCAAGGCAACTTGAAACAATTATATCGATGTATTGCAGATGTGACCATGAACTTTTAGTCTGTAAATAAATTTTCAAATGCCCGTCCAGATTTTCCTTGTGATCACAATAATACCATAACTCGATATTTGGTTTTAGTGCAACATTTAGAGAAACAACTTTATCAATACGGGCATTTGCGGCATTGGTACTGGTCATTTTAATGGATTTAGTATTATTATATGTAGTTACTATATCGTCAACAGCTTCTCCGGCAGCGATACTCCACTCAACACCTATGCCGCCATTGAATTGACTAATAATACTTAGATCATTATTCTGATATTTTTCGGTAAACATAATTAATATTGCACAAAATCGGTTTTGAAAAAGCCAAAAATAGTAATAGTATTTCGTAATGACGTAGTAGTACCCACTCGCCATATTTTCGTCACTTCGACTCTAAAAATGTCCCCGTCGATAACAGCTACATGTAAACTTTCTCCGGTTTTTCTCGGCGTATTAATTTTTATGCTTCCCTTTTCCCCGCCCCATACACGTAATTCACAGGCAATAACCGTAGACGGTACGCCGAAATCTTTTACCGAAACATCTACATTTTGGAACCATGTGTACGGTGGTTGTAACAATGCTCGTGGATATTCCATATTAATTCTCCTTAGTAAAGTTTATAATAATGTTGTATAAAATTGCCATCACCAAAATCAACATCACCAATTTCTAAAAC